GAGTTAAAAGTATGGCATTAACAAAAGTAACAAGCGGAGTAAGGACACTAGGCACTGGTGAGGTAGCTACCGCTAATATGGCAACTGATCCGACTAATGCGTCTAACCTGTCTAGTGGGTCTGTACCAACTGCTCAGTTAGGGAATGTAGACACCTCCGGACTAGAAGATGATATAGCCCTATTGGGTTTTAAGGTTGCCTCTAACGGCTCTTTAGCCAAGTACAACTTGGTAGATCAGGCTGTTGATGACTTTCAGGATACTAGCGGTGTAGATGCATCTGCCTCAACGAATGAAATTAGGGATGGTACTGGAAATTTTTACTCTGGTGCTGTAGCTATTACTGGTGCAACTACTGTATTTACTGCGGCTACTACAGCTACATGGACTGCACCTGATCCTGCCCCACCTCTTGGTGTTGAGGTTCTAGTTGTAGCTGGTGGTGGTGGTGGCGGGAAAGGGACTCTTGGCGGAGGCGGAGGCGGTTCTGGGGTCGTACATGATACTGATTATGCCGTAGTTGCTGGAACTGTCTATGACCTAAGTGTTGGGGCCGGTGGTGCTGGCTCAACTTCAGATGGAGCTAACGGAACAAATGGCGTAGATTCTATTTGGAACATAAACACAGAAGGTAGTGGTCTTGCTTTTACCGCTAAAGGTGGCGGTGGTGGAGCAAGTGTAGACATATCCAATGCTAGGGCTAACGAGGGGGGTTGTGGCGGTGGCTCTGGCGATAACCAATCTGGTGGTTCTCCAGCGGCATCTACTCAAGCATCATTTACTGGCGCAACATCTTATGGTACTACTGGTGGTAAAGCCACTAGAGACTCCGCTGATGGCGGTGGCGGTGCTGGCGAAAGTGGTGATGACCTTCAATCTGGAAATACTATCGGTGGTCCCGGTGGGCATGGTAAACAGTTTATTACTTTTAATGCTTACGGCTCTAACAGAGCGGCATCCTACTCAGGGCCGGGTCAGGTAGGGGCTAATTATAGTACAGGGGATAGGAGAGCGAGTCAGGTTCTTGATGGCAACGATGGAACTTACATAACCGTTAGTACCGATCTAAGTATCTACACAGGTGATGGGACTATTGAAACCATAGTCAATGGAGTAACAGCAAACTCCAACCCAAGGTTTTATCCTAATGGTGAAGCAGTCGTGGGAAACTATTTTAAGTTTGATTTTGGAGCGCGTACCGCTGGTAATCCAATTCTTACAGGAGCAAGATGGTATCAGGATACTACTGCTACACAAGGAGTCTGGAAATGGCAGGGAAGTGACAATGATCTAACTTGGACAGATATAGGTGCATCTTTTACTTTGGGCGATGGTGCAACTGGCACATCTACCCCACAAATTCAAACCACTATGAGTGCCAATACAACAGCTTATAGGTATTATCAACTGGAGGGCGTATCTGGTAGTTGTGTTGGGACGGCTTATTGGCTTGAAATAGAGTTTTTATCTGGTGGTTGGTTTGCTGGCGGTGGAGCAGGTGCTTCTAGGCTTGCTGGAACAGTCAATGATGTTAATGGTGGTGTTGGTGGTGGTGGATATAGTAGGGAAGGACAATCCGCTGGCGATAATGCTTTAGTCAACACAGGTGGGGGTGGGGGAGGCGGTGCATCCGGTGGAGATAATGGTGGTTCTGGTGGTACCGGATTTATTGGGATATCCTACCCCTCGTTTAATAACTACAACAATATGACGCTTGTATCTAATGCAACGACCGCTGAAGCAGTGCCAACTAAAGGCGATATGGTTTTAACTTATACAAATGGCGCTGGCACAAATGTAGTAAACACAGACATAAAAGGGTATGTCAGTAGAGATAATGGCAGTAACTATACTCAAGGAACTCTTGTTAGTCAGGGAACTACAGGTGGGCATACCATCCTCAGCTTCCATGATCTTAGTATTTCAAGCCAACCATCTGGATCATCAATGAGGTATAAGATAGAAACCTTAAACCAATCAATATCCAAATACGCGAACATACAAGCAGTCTCACTAGGATGGTCATAATATGAGTTACATAGGAAACATACCACCCGCCAGGATTAGTACAGGAGTTAGTGAGCCAAACTATTTCTATAACTACTCTGACTTTACAGTTGATGCCACGACCTCAGTACCATCTGGTCGTAATGGATTTATTGCTGGACAGATTACTATAGCCAGTGGTGTTACATGGACTATAGATGAAACCTTTACAATATTGTAGGAAACAATTATGAGCGAACTAAAAACTAATAAGATAAGTCCAGCAACTGGTACGGCACTAGCCGTAGGAGACTCAGGAGATACTATTACTGTTCCCTCTGGTGCGACATTTACTGTTGACGGTACTCTTACTCTTTCAGACGGTTCGATTGCTAATGCAAAGTTGGCGAACATGGCCGCGAATACCGTTAAGGTCAGAGATGCTAATTCAAGCGGTGTTCCATCTGATAAGGCATTAGCCACTACCGAGATTTTGATTGGTGATGGGACAGGATTTACTGCTGCTGCGCTATCTGGTGATGTCACCATGGCTAACACTGGTGCTGTTACTATTGCTACTGATGCAGTAGATATAGCGATGTTATCTGCAACTGGTACAGCCTCCGCAACTACCTTTTTGAGGGGGGATAATGCTTGGTCTGCTTCTGGTGGTGGCCTTGATTCTGTTCAAGCATTTTCTGCTACTGCCACTTGGACTAAACCATCCGATATAACCAAGGTTCGTGTTGAACTAGTTGGGGGCGGCGGAGGAGGCACAGGTGCAAACGCTGGCGTTAGTGGAGCAGGTGGAGGTGGAGGTGGATATACTTCAGAAATTATTGATGTTTCAGCGGTAAGTACTGTACTTGCAACGATTGGCGCTGGTGGTGCCGGTGGTGCAGACACTGGTGGTTATACCGCTGGAGCAACGGGTGGAACGTCATCCTTTGGTAGTTATTGTTCAGCCACAGGAGGAGTAGGAGGTACTACTGCCCCTTCTGGTGGCGATGGTGGGCTTGGGGCCGATGGAACTGTAAACATTAGGGGTGCCGCTGGTGGCGCGAGTCGGAGCGCGTTGTTCGGTGCACATGGGGGAGATTCGATGCTTGGTGGTGGTGCTGGTGGCTCTGCCGATTCGGGTAATGGCAGAACTCCCGGTGTTGGCGGATTTGGTGGTGGCGGTGGTGGCGCAAATAATGACGGTGCCGGTGGTGCTGGACTCGCTGGTTTAGTTATCGTGTGGGAGTATAAATAATGGTTAATTACGCAGTTGTAAAAAATGGTGAAGTTGAAAACATAGTAGTTTGGGACGGTGTTGGAGAAACCCCTATAGTTGGCGCTGAACTAGTTGAAGCAACAGCAGATACCCGTGTTGGTGGGTCATGGGATGGCAATGTGTTTACATTTACGGAACCCTCCGCTCCTGAACCTACCCCAGAACAAGTTGCCCATACCGAGAAAGTAGCAAGTGCCAAAGAAAAATTGGAAGCATTGGGTTTGGACGCTGATGAGGTATCGGCGGCGTTTGGAATATAGGATAAGATTATGGCATTAGAAAGCGCAACATACATTAACCAACTGGTAGATACAAATCCTGCCGGATCGGACGTTATCTCGCAAGGAGATGACCATATCAGGCTTATCAAAAAAGTAGTACAGGATAGTTTCCCGGATGTAAATCAGGTTGCTACGACCATAATTACTATGGCCTCACCCGGACCTACCACTCAGATAAAGGGTACGATCTGGTATGATACCTCTGCGAATACATTAAAGATAAACACAGCCTCAACCTCGTCTACCCCTGTTTGGGTAGAGGTAAACGCTGGCGCACCTTGGGCAGCAACTTCCCCCGCTGAAGTAGCTTGCTTTAGAGCAAACAGAAACGGCGTTGCTCAAACTATGCCAGCTTCCACCGCCCAGCAATTACTTGAATTTACCCACGAAGATTTTGATTTAGGTGATGGCAGAACTGACGGGGGGGATTTTAAAGAGGGTGATGGAGCGGGTGAAAGCAGGTTTGTTATTCAGGCTGGGGGTGCTGGTAAGTATTGGCTTCATGGCTCAGTTGGAGAGGGGTCGGGGTCTGGTGATGATGATGTTGTTTCCATATATAAAAATGGTGTACTAGAGGCTTACTTTAATGCTTTTGCTCAATATGGTTCTGTTTACGGTAGTGTTCAGCGTACTATGAATGTGTCTTGTATTGTTAATGCAGTTGCCTCAGATTATTTCGAGTTATTTTATCAAACTGAGCATAATCCCGGGGGGGCTAACATAACCGGGGCGAGGACAGCAACATATTTTGAGGGGTATAAGCTAACATAATGCCTATAGTACCTATAACAGACGTAGGTAAGGTAGGGATTATAGAGGATATACCACCCTATAATCTCCCGCCTAATGCGTGGTCTGGCGGAAACAATGTAAGGTTCCTAGACAACGGCGTAAAGAAAGTAGCTGGTTATAGCGAGGTCATGGCAACGTGCCCGTTTGCCCCCTACTACCTCCAGCCTTACCTCACCGCTGGTGGTACTTACTACTGGCTTGCTTACGGGACCGCAGACATTGCCGTATGGAACGGATCAACCTGGACAGATGTAGTACGACAGGCCACCGGATCATTAAACGGAACTATCAATAGTTCTGTTACCACTATAGCCCTAGCTGATGCTAGTGCATTTCCAGCGTCTGGCACAATCGCAATGGGTTCACAAGCTATAGCAGACGGCGTATCTAATGCCTATGAAGAGGTAACCTATTCCGGTAAGTCTACCAACGATCTTACTGGCTGCACTAGAGCAACGGTACCAGCAGAGCATACGACAGGCTCTATTGTTACCCCCATATCTAACACCTCAACCACTGACAATAGTTACGGTGCTAACACAACCACTAGAAAGTGGACGGCTACCAACCTGAACGGTATTATCATTGCCACAAACGGGTATGATACACCACAATACTGGCCTCTGGCGGCTGGTGTTCCCGGTCTAACAGTTCCATTTAGGGAGCTAAGAAACTGGCCCGCCACATCAAATAAGTGCAAGGTCATACGATCCTTTAGAACCTTTCTAGTTGGTCTTAACTGGGAAAGGGCCGGGGTTAATGAACCACGATTGGTCAAGTGGTCTACTGAAGCCACCTATGGGAATGTTCCAACGACATGGAGTGAGGCAGACAATACGCTAGACGCTGGTGAATACCAGCTAGCAGACACTTCCGGGGAAATAGTAGACGGGCTACCGCTCGGTGATTCTTTTCTGATCTATAAGAAGAACGCCATCTACATTATGAACTACGTTGGTACTCCGTACATATTCTCGTTCAAGTTACTGTCTCCCAATATAGGCTGTCTTGCCAAGAACTGTATAGCTGAGTTTGAAGGTGGTCATTTCTTTATCGGACTATCTGATTTCTACCTGTGCAACGGACAGCAGGTAACACCGCTGTTGCCAGAGCGTTTAAGACGCGCTGTGTTTGATGACCTTGACGGGGATAATGACAACTACAACAAATGCTTTGTTGCGGCTGACTACGTGCGAAATGAAATGATAGCAGCTTACCCATCCACAGCAGGGGTTGCTGGTGGTCCAGCGGATAAGGCTATTATCTGGAACTGGAAAAACAATACCTTTAGCATGAGAGATTTACCATCTACTTCCCATATATCTGCGGGGATTATAGAGATAGTTGCTGGGCTTGAATGGGGCGCACAAGCGGTTTTGAATGAAGCCTCTATGACACCGACATCTCCCGCAACTGCGGGTGACTTAACAGTTGTTACTACAACATACGTACCAGCTTTTACAACTGCTGGAACATTAGAGATAAATGGAAGTGCTGAACAGATAACCTATACGGGGAAAACCGGTACTACATTTACGGGTATCACAAGGGGCGCAAATGGGACAACACCAACAGCCCATTCTAATAGTCTTGTATTAAACCAAGTTGGTGGCACTACTTGGAATACAGCGTCTGGTGCATGGGGTTCTACTAACTATGGAAACATAGCTGAGAATCTAGTATTTGCAGAGCCGGGAATAGGAGCCTCTATAACCGGGGCAACTCAGGCTAATCCTGTAGTTATTACTGCCGCCTCTCATGGACTAAGCAATGATGATGTTATAGCGATTAGTGGTGTTGTGGGTATGGTAGAGTTAAATGGAAATACCTACACCGTGGCGGGGGCAACTACAGATACATTCGAACTATTCGGCATAAACGGTACTGGGTATACCACCTATACTTCTGGTGGGCAGATAGCACTGCCTAAGTTATTTAGGGACAACAGCGGTAATACTAAAGATGGCACTAACATGACCTCTTATATAGAGCGTACTGGGTACGACCTTGGTGACCCCTCTATAATTAAATATGTTTCAGCGGTTTATCCGGAGCTAGAAGTATCGGGGAACAATGAGATCAAGGTTTATGTAGGTCATCAGATGGCTACAGAAGAAGCAATCACGTGGGACAACGGAACAGACTTTAATCCCAATGACCAGTCTAAAGTTTCTTGTAGGGCTACGGGAAAATACTTTGGCGTTAAGTTCGAGTCTACCGGAGACTTTGATTGGAAGCTAAATGGTCTAGCCTTTGAGGTAAAGCCTAGAGGTAAGCGCGGTAGTAGATCATACTAATGGCTTATAGTCCTAAAGATGTTAAATCAGTAAACAGGTGGTCACCTAACCCGGCTCCAGTAGAGCCAGAACAGTTGCCTGATTACCTCTTTAATGAGCTAAA